GGAGCCGTGACGGGGCGTATGACGCATCACAGCCCTAACATGGCACAAGTACCCTCAAGCGGGAGTGAGTACGGTAAGGAGTGCAGAGAGTTGTGGACTGTGGAGGTTGGTAACAAGCTGGTCGGTGCAGATGCTAGTGGGCTTGAGCTACGGATGTTAGCCCATTACATGCAGGACAAGGCGTACATCAACACTGTGGTACACGGGAAGAAGGAAGACGGGACAGACATACACACAGTTAACATGAGGGCGGCTGGCCTTCCTGATAGAGATACAGCCAAGACCTTCATCTATGCTTTGTTGTATGGGGCTGGAGCAGGTAAGATTGGTTCTATCATCGGTGGTGATTCCAGACAAGGGCATCGCATCATGGAGACTTTCTTTCGCAAGACACCAGCACTTGAACGTCTAAAGGAGATAGTCACTGAGGCGGCAGCAAGGGGTTGGATTCGTGGGTTAGATGGGCGGCACATTATGGTGCGCTCAGAACACGCAGCATTAAACTCTTTGTTGCAGGGTGCAGGTGCAATTGTTATGAAAAAAGCGTTGGTTATATTGCACGAGAAGCTAAAGTGTGGTATAATAAACGCTTCATTCTGTGCAAATGTACATGATGAGTGGCAGATAGAAGTCCCGCAAGAGGATGCAGAGCGTGTCGGTAAGATGGCAGCAGAGGCAATTGCAGAGGCTGGAAAGCACTACAATCTCCGCTGTCCTTTAACAGGAGATTACAATGTAGGTTTTAATTGGAAGGATACGCATTGAAAGAAGAAGTAGATTTGGATACTGTGGTAAAGGATGCGGATTCGCTGATCGTTATTACAGAGAAGGAGGGTGCAGTGAGCCTAACCTTTAGCCAAAACATGGATGAGATGGAAGTGCTAGACCTCCTAGCCTTTATCACCTCAGAATTTTATCAGATTGCCGACGAAGGCAGAGTAACTAAACACTAAGGAATTATTATGACAGACGCAGTAAAAATCAAAGCAGACATTATGTGGGCATACCTTGACAAGGTTAACGATATGAGTGGCAAGTTTCAAGTGGACTTGTGTAACCTATCAGACAAAGCAGCCGATGCGTTGCAGGACATTGGCCTAGAGGTTAAGTTTAAAGATGGTAAGGGCAAGTACATTACCTGCAAGAGCACCCGTCCTATCTATGCTTTTGACGACGGGGGTTCTCAGATTGATGCACAGGTAGGTAACGGGTCGAAGGGTGTCGCGCTTGTGGGTACATACGCATGGGCATACCAGAAGAAGAAGGGTGTCTCTCCTGCCCTCAAGCGTTTGGTTATTACAGACATGCTTGAGTACGGTGGGCAGCCAGTGGGTGAGCTTATCTCTGAAGACGATCTGCTGTAAATGATTGCGCTGATCGATAGCGACATTCTATGCTACCGAGTAGGCGCTGTTACTGAGGAAGAAAATGAGAACACGGCTATCGAGACGATGGCTGTGTATCTCGAAGATATGTTAATGTTTGATCTGTTAGACTGCGAGGAGCACGAATTATTCCTCACTGGTAAACAGAACTTTCGTTTTGACGTAGCGGTAACAGCCCCTTACAAGGGCAACAGGAAGGATGTTAAGAAGCCGAAGCACCTACCTCTCCTACGGGAATATTTACAAACGGCATGGGGCGCAAGCGTTAGTGATGGGCAGGAAGCGGATGACGACATCGCCATACGAGCAACAGAGCTGAAGGGTGAAGGACTCATCGTATCAATTGACAAAGACTTTATGCAGGTTCCGGGATGGCATTACAACTTTGTGAAGAAGGTGAAGAAGGAAGTAACACCAGAGGACGGGTTGCGCTTCTTCTACAAACAGATACTGATGGGGGACTCAGCCGACAACATCAAGGGAATTCACCGTGTAGGGGAAGTAACTGCGACAAAGATGCTTGCCGAGTTAAAGACGGAGCAAGAGTTCTATGCGTGTTGTGTGGAGGCGATGGGCGCAGAGCGTGTGTTAGAGAACGGTAGGTTGTTGTGGCTACGCCGCACAGCAGATCAAATGTGGGAGCCACCAAGTGAAGAAAAATGAATTTAAGTTAGCGGGGATGACGTGGCAGGTGGTTGATACAGCAATGACTGACCTTGGAACCTCTATACCTGATACCTGTACCATCCTGTTAAATGATAAGTTGAAAGGGCAAGAGCGAGATGTCACCTTGTTACATGAAGTTATCCATGCAATCATGTTTACAATGGGTGAGCGTGACCATGACGAGCGATTCATAGAGGGCTTCGCTCAGTTGTTATACCAGTATGAGCAACAGAGAGTATAACGACGGTGAATGGACTGAGGCTAGGTTTCGAGCGTTTATAATATCTGCCCTTCGTGCCTACATGAAGCGCTTCCCACCTAAGTGGAAGGCTTTAAAAGCAGCATCGATTGGTCGGGTTATTAACAAGAGGTCGGGACGGTTGGCTGAGCATTACAAGTGTGCTAGTTGTGAGGATAACTTCGTGGCTAGGGATGTACAAGTGGATCATATTGAACCCGTTGTCTCCCCTCAAGAAGGTTTTCAGGACTGGTGGACATACATGAACAGGCTCTACTGTGAGGCTGAGAACTTGCAGGTGTTGTGCAAACCATGCCACAAGCAGAAGACAGCAGAAGAGCGTAAGGAAAGGGTTAAGAACAAATGAACGTAAAGCTAATGTGGGTAACACCTCATGCTGAAGAGATGGTTGCTTATATGGCTCGTGTCTCAAACCCAGAGAATCAGAATAACGTAGCGACCGCACCGAAGTTGTTGCGTTACCTGATGAATAACAAGCATTGGTCACCCTTCGAGATGGTTAATGTTTGCATGGAGATTGAGGTAACACGGGACATAGCACGACAGATTCTGCGGCATCGGTCGTTCAGCTTCCAAGAGTTTAGCCAGCGGTATGCCGAGGCTTTGGATATGGAGTGCAGTGAGGCCCGGTTACAGGATGAGAAGAACCGACAGAACAGCCTCCCTACCGAGGACAGAGAGTTACAGCGCTGGTGGGATGAGATGCAACGTAGCCTGATAGCGCAAGCTAGAGGGGTGTATGGAGCTGCTCTGAACAACGGGATAGCGAAGGAGGTAGCGCGTAAGATTCTGCCTGAAGGGTTAACCAATAGTCGGATGTACATGAACGGGACGTTGCGGAGTTGGATGCACTATGTGGACATCCGCTGTGACGAGGCAACACAAAAAGAACATAGGGAAGTAGCAGATCAGTGTAAGGATATATTGACTGACCTCTTCCCTAGCATTTATGGAGAGAAGAATGGATAAACAGTATTACCACTTTAAGAAGAATTGCTCCCGGCCTAGCGTGGAGACTAGCTCAGAGTTATTCTACGTCTGTGGGGAGGATGCACAGTGGACTGATGTTATGCTACAGTTTGCTGCCTTCATGGACTCATGTGGTTATGTAGGTGTCCATGAGAAAGTTGAATGTCTGCTTGAGGATTACTGGAGTACGAATGAAAATACTAATTATTCCTGATTGTCAAGTCAAGCCGGGGATTCCGACAGAACATCTTGAGTGGGCAGGTAAGGCTATCTGTGACTATCGCCCTGACGTGGTGGTTAACATAGGAGACTTTGCCGACATGCCCTCCCTGTCTACGCACGATAAGGTGGGCAGCAAATACTTCGAGGGCAAGCGTTATAAGGATGACATTGCCTTCGCTAAGATTGGGATGAAGAAGCTGTTGAAACCGTTGCGGGATTTGCAAGCCAGTCAGAAAGCTAACAAGACTAAGGTTTACAAGCCCCGCATGGTGATGACATTAGGTAACCACGAGAACCGTATCAACAGAGCAGTAGCTAATAACCCTATACTTGAAGGGGCTATTAGTGTAGCTGATCTGGAGTACGAGAAAGATTGGGAAGTACATGAGTTCCTTAGACCTCTATTCATTAACGGTGTGGGCTTTTGTCATTACTGGCCTGTTGGTGTTATGGGAAGACCTGCGTCCAGTGCGACTGTCATCGTTAACAAGCTTCATATGTCATGTGTGGCAGGTCATCAGCAGGGCAAGCAGGTAGCGTATGGGAAGAGGGCAGATGGGAAGGCAATCTGTGGTATCATTGCGGGTAGCTTCTATCTACATGATGAGGACTACATGGATCAACTAAGCAACAAACACTGGCGTGGGTTAGTGGTGTTAAACGAAGTGGAGGATGGTGCGTTCGATGAGATGTTCTTGTCAATGAACTACCTGCAAAAGAAATATGCTCACCCTGCCTGACATTTGTGATAAACTAGAGCGCCTAGACGAGGTGACGATATTGGAACTACTGGATATTCGTAGTACTGATCTCGTTGCCAAGTTTAT